GTATGGCGACAAACTTACGCTGGCCGGTGACGAGGCGAACCCGCTCAAGATCGAAGCAATTAAGCGGGTGGTGCTTGATGGCAACGCTAACGATTAAGACGCCGCGCTGGTTCAAGCCTTTCTTGTCGCCCAGCCGCTATAAAGGCGCGCATGGCGGGCGCGGGTCTGGCAAGTCTCACGCCTTTGCCGAGGCGGTGATCGAGGCGCACGTTATGGATCAGAAGCGCCGCACGGTCTGTGTCCGCGAAATCCAGAAGTCACTGGCGCAATCGGTCAAGCGGCTGCTGGAGATCAAGATCGAAGAGATGGGCGTTCAGTCTTATTTCGAGGTGCAGGAGTCGCAGATAAAATCCCGTCATGGCGATGGCCTCATAATCTTTCAGGGGATGCAGAACCACACCGCTGATAGCATCAAGAGCCTTGAAGGCTACGACTGCGCATGGGTCGAAGAAGCGCAATCCCTGTCGCAGCGCAGCCTTGATCTGTTGCGCCCGACGATCCGCAAGCCGGGTAGCGAACTCTGGTTCACATGGAACCCGCGCCTAGATAGCGACCCGGTTGATGCGTTGCTGCGTGGCGACAAGCTGCCGCCAGATAGCACCGTTGCAGAGGTAAACTATCGGGACAACCCTTGGTTCCCTGACGTTCTTAAAGCCGAGATGGAATATGACCGTGGCCGTGATCCGGACAAATACAAGCACGTTTGGCTCGGCAGCTACGTTGCCAGCAGCGAGGCCCGTGTGTTCACGAACTGGCGCATTGAGGACTTCGAGGCACCAGCAGACGCAACGCACCGCTTCGGCGCTGATTGGGGCTTTGCGGTCGATCCTACGGTGCTGGTGCGCTGTCACCTAATCGGGCGCACCCTCTACGTTGACCATGAAGCCTATCGCGTCGGATGCGAGATCATCAACACGCCAGAGCTATTCCTGACTGTGCCGGAGTCAGAGAAATGGCCTATCGTGGCGGATAGCGCCCGGCCCGAGACGATCAGCCACCTACAGAAGAACGGCTTCCCGCGCATCATGTCGGCGGTCAAAGGCCCGAAGTCGGTCGAGGAAGGCATCGAATGGCTCAAGAACTACGACATTGTGGTGCATCCGCGCTGTCAGCACATGATCGATGAATTGACACTCTACAGCTACAAAACAGACCCATTGACAGGCGCTATATTGCCGGTGTTGCAAGATCGTGATAACCATGTCATCGATGCACTGCGTTATGCGTGTGAGGCTCTGCGGCGGGCGGCACCTAAAAAGGCCGTCGAGGTTACGCCAATGGCAACGATGAACAGGTGGTAGATGGCGCGATTGACCAAAGACCAGCGACTGGCAAACGTCCACCAGCAGGCGCTGAACGACTTTGACAATTGCCAGACCGTCATGCGTGACGAGCGCCTGCAATGCCTGCAAGATCGCCGCTTCTACAGCATCGCTGGCGCACAGTGGGAAGGCCCGCTCGGAGACCAGTTTGAGAACAAGCCGCGCTTTGAAGTCAACAAGATTCACCTGAGCGTCATTCGCATCATCAACGAGTATCGCAACAACCGCATTGGCGTTGACTTCGTATCAAAGGACGGCAGCAAAAACGACGTTCTGGCCGAGACCTGCGACGGCCTGTATCGTGCCGACGAGCGCGATAGCGGGGCCGAAGAGGCTTACGACAACGCCTTCGAAGAAGCTGTCGGCGGTGGCTATGGCGCATGGCGTCTGCGCACCGTCTACGAGGACGACGAGGACGACGACAACGACAAGCAGCGCATCCGCATGGAGCCGATCTACGACGCGGATAGCAGCGTATTCTTCGATCTGAACGCCAAGCGGCAGGACAAGGCCGACGCGAAGTATTGCTTCGTTATCTATTCCATGACTCGCAAGTCATACATTGCCGAGTTCGAGGATGACCCGGCAACATGGCCGAAGATCGTGCATCAGTACGAGTTCGACTGGTGTACGCCGGACGTTGTGTTCATCGCCGAATACTATGTGGTCGAGGAAACCCGCGAAACAATCCGCATTTTTGAAACCCTGAACGGCGATGAAGAGCGCTACAGTCAGGCAGACTTCGACGCTGACGATACGCTGGAGGAAATGCTTGCGGCTGTCGGCACGAAGGAAGTGCGCCAGAAGCGTGTCAAGCGCCGCCGGGTGCGCAAGTATTTGATGAGCGGCAGCAAGGTGCTTGAGGATCAGGGCTACATTGCTGGCAAGAACATCCCCATCGTGCCGGTCTACGGCAAGCGCTGGTTCGTCGATAACATCGAGCGTTGCATGGGCCATGTCCGCCTCGCCAAAGACCCGCAGCGCCTCAAGAATATGCAGCTTTCCAAGCTGGGCGAGATCAGCGCGCTGTCATCTGTTGAAAAGCCGATCCTTGTTCCTGAACAGGTCTCCGGCCATCAGGTCATGTGGGCCGAGGACAATCTGCGCAACTATCCGTATCTGCTCGTCAACCCGATTACCGGCCCGAATGGTGAATCCCAGATCAGCGGCCCGATTGCTTACACTAAGCCACCGTCGATCCCGCCAGCGATGGCCGCGCTGCTCCAGTTGACCGAGCAGGACATGGCCGAGATTCTCGGCAGCAACCAGCAATCCGACAAGATGGTGTCGAACATCTCCGGCAAGGCCGTCGAGTTGATTCAGACCCGGCTGGATATGCAGAGCTTCATCTACATGAGCAACATGGCGAAGGCCGTGCGCCGTTGCGGTGAGATATGGCTGTCAATGGCGCGCGATATTTACGTCGAAGAAAAGCGCGCCATGAAGTCAGTCGGCGCAATGGAGGAAGTGCAGTCGATTGAACTGATGAAACCAACCATTGATGCTGAGACCGGCGAAATCATTTACGAGAACGATCTGAGCAAGGCCACGTTCGACGTTGCCGTAGATGTCGGCCCGTCGTTCACCAGCCGCCGAGATGCCACCGTCCGCGCGCTTACCGGAATGATGCAGGTAACGACCGACCCGGAGACGCAAATGGTGTTGCAGTCGATGGCGATTATGAACATGGACGGCGAGGGCATCGATGAAATCCGCGAACACTTCCGCCGCAAGCTGGTGACGATGGGCGTTGTGAAGCCGACCGATGACGAAGCCGAGCAGATGGCCGCAGCCCAGCAGCAACAGCAGCCCGATCCGCAGTCGATGTATCTGATGGCCGAAGCTGGCAAGGCACAGGCGCTGACCATCAAGGCACAGGCCGACACCGAGTACACGCTGGCCCGCGCCGAAGAGACTAAGGCGCAAACAGTTGAAACTTTGTCAAACATTGATATTAACGAACGCAAGTCCGCTATTGATACTGCGGAAAAGATAGGGGCTGCATTGCAGTCACAACGGAATGTGGTTCCACCCACCACGCAATTTGGGTGAGTTTGACGGGGTATCTATGAGTAAGGCAGAATTGGAGAACGACGACACGCTCGATACGGTAATGATCGACACCGAGGAAACTGGCAGCGCCCAAGATGAGACCAAAGCCGTTTTGGACAACGACAGCGATGACGATGATGCCGAGGACGTAGTTGTTTCCATTAACGGGGAATCGCCACCCCAAGAGGAAGAGGTTCGCGCACCCGATTGGGTTCGTGAATTGCGTAAGTCTAACCGGGAAAAAGAGCGTAAGATTCGTGAACTTGAAGCCAAGCTGACTACCACAGCGACTGAGAACAAGCCGGTCGCGCTGGGTGCCAAGCCTTCGCTGGAAGAATGCGATTACGATTCCGATCTGTACGAAAGCAAACTCTCCAACTGGTATGATCGCAAGCGCGAATCAGATCAGGCCGAGGCACAGGCCCGCCAATCACAGCAGGCCGAAGCTGACGCATGGAGCGAAAAGCTGGCGTCCTACAACAAGGCTAAGGCTTCGTTGAAGGTGCGCGACTATGAAGAGTCCGAGGCATTCGCTCAGGACAATCTGACGGTCACGCAGCAGGGCATCATCATTCAAGGCTCTGACAACCCGGCGCTGATTATCTACGCACTTGGCAAGAACACAAAGCGCGCCAAGGAACTCGCCTCAATCAATGACCCCGTGAAGTTCGCCTTTGCGGTTGCCAAACTGGAGACTCAGTTGAAAGTGACCACCCGCAAAGCATCGACCGCGCCAGAGCGCACAATCGCCAATGGTGGCGGGCGGCTCTCAGGCACTGTTGATTCCACACTAGACCGCTTGCGCGCGGAAGCCTTGCAGACCGGCGATTTGTCAAAGGTCATGGCTTACAAGCGCGGGAAAAAATCAACCTAACCTTTTGGAGTTAAGACAATGGCCAACGCATTTAGTAAGGAGGAAATCGTTGCTTTCGAGAACATCCTCGAAGGTTTCAACGACGCCCTGATTCTCTCGAAGAACATCAACATCTACAACACCAATGGTGTTACGATGGAACGCGCCCGTGATACCATGTGGCGTCCGCAGCCCTACATCGCACAGAGCTTCAATCGCATCGTTGGCAACACCATTGCCAGCGACATTCAGACGATGACGCAGCTGTCGGTGCCTTCAACGCTCGGCTTTGCCAAGTGCTCGGCTTGGCAGATGAATGCTCTGGAACTGCGCGATGCCTTGCAGGAAAATCGCCTCGGCGATGCCGCAAAGCAGAAGCTTGCTTCGGACATCAACCTGTCGGTTATGGACTTGGCTGCCGCTCAGGGTACGCTCGTCGTTCCGGTCTCAACAGCTGCTGGCGATTATGATGACATCGCGCTTTGCGACAGCATCATGAACGAGCAGGGCGTCATGGCCGGTGATCGTTATCTCGCACTGTCGAGCCGCGATTACAACGGCATGGCTGGCAATCTGGCGGTTGCTACTCGTTCGTTCACCGGCACCAAGTCGTCGAACGCTTACGAGCGCAGCTTCGTCGGTGAGGTTGCATCGTTCCAGACCTATAAGCTGGACTATGCAAACCGTTGCGCTGACAACTCGGCAAGCCGCACCATCGCCACCAACGGCGCTCAGGTGCGTTATGTCCCGCAGGCAACGACCACCAGCACTGGCGGCATTCTCAACGTCGATAACCGCTATCAGACGGTTACCGTGTCCTCGTCGGTCGGCATCACTGCTGGCGATGCGTTCACGATCACCGGCATCGAAGCTGTGCATCACATCACCAAGCGCAGCACCGGCCAGTTGAAGACGTTCCGCGTTATCAGCGTTCCTGCTGGCGGCACCACGCTCGTCATCAGCCCGCCGATCATCGGTGCAAACTCGTCGCCAACCGATGCCGAGCAGCAGTATCAGAATGTTGAAGTGGTGTCGGTCTCCGCGACTGCCCCGCTGAACTTCCTGAACATTGCCGCTTCGAACATTAACCCGTTCTGGCGCAAGGACTCCATCGAACTGCTTCCGGGCCGTTACGCTGTGCCGGATGGCGCTGGCGTTGACGTTCTCCGCGCTTCGACGGATCAGGGCATTGAACTGGTGATGACGAAGAAGTTCGACCCGCTGACGTTCCAGACCCTCTACACGCTGGACACGCTCTATGGTGTCGTGATGACCAACCCTGAAATGGCAGGCATCCTGCTTTTCAATCAGGTCTAAACTGAGCGGGGGAGGGCTTCGGCTCTCCCCCAATCACTTGAGGGAATGGGCATGAAGAAACCGACCAAAGCAGCCGCCAAGATCGCAAAGGTCATGGGCGAATACAAAGAGGGCAAACTTCACGCTGGTGTGAATCCCAAGGGGCCTAAGAAGGCACCGATGGCGAAGAATGCCAAGCAGGCTATTGCTATCGCTCTGAGCGAAGCTGGCATGGCCAAGAAAGCCAAGAAGAAATGATGAAGCCGGGTCTCTATGCGAACATCAACGCCAAGCGTAAGCGCATCGAAGCCCAAAAGGCTGCGGGCGAAACGCCGGAACGCATGAAGAAACCGGGCAGCAAGGGCGCGCCGACCAAGGCCGCTTTCATTGCATCCGCCAAGACTGCCAAGCCAGCGAAAGCCAAGAAGAAATGACCGACTTTCCCACCATCATGTATCGGACGCCGGGGCCGCACAAGAAGCCGCGCGGCGGCACTTACGCATACAAGGGCGCTGCCGATCAGGCAGAGTTTGATGTGCTGCTAGGCCGGGGCTGGTTCCCGTCTTACGAGGACGCGGTGGTGGGAAAGATCGTCGCTGCCGTTAGCGAGATCGATACCGTATCGCCTG